CATAGATAGCCCCATCATACTTGAAGCCACACTCCCAGAGCCACATCATATCGTGTTGTGCATTGTGCATGATTAAAAGCTTTGTAAGGTCCAGTACATCTTGAACTAGCTTACGCCCAACGCCACTGGTATCCTTCTTTTCTTGATGGTCTATATTAACAATGTGTGTTTCTCCAGGTTTATCAGCATTTTGCATACCAACCTGTACCAGAAAGTTTCCCTGCTCGTAGGGGTCTAGATGCCACTTATTGTTTCGTCTTTGTGTTGTGTTCTCTACATCTAATACTATTCTCATGTTCTCTCCTATGCGGTGTATAGCGATCTACCACCATCTAATTCACAGTGGACAACCCCATGCCATCCACCCTTAAGTTTATTCTTTGCTATGTTTAAGTGTCGCTGAGTATCCTCTTCATCAGCACCTTCAACTATAGGGTTCTTACTTATCAACAGCATCAAATCTGCTTCTGCTGCCTTGCCTGTCTTACTGCCTTCCATCATGGATTGATCTACATATACCTTACCTTCAGCTACAGCACTCAACTGCGACATCCATACAACACAACAGTTGTACTGCTTAGCAATGTTACGAGCATAGATAGCGGCATCTTTTAGGTACACATCGGACTTATCGCTGTTCTTTGTAGCAAACTTATCTCCCATGTCTAATATAAGGATGTCTGGCTTCTCTTGTTTGACTAAGGACTCAACCCACTGCAAGTCTTTGTTGGTGCTATCCTTGATACGAATGTTCTGGCGTACTGGCTCATAGCGTTTACGTGCTAGTGCTACATTACCTTTCACTTCTTCCATTGTCATATTGGTTGCAGCACTAAGGTATCTTGCACCCACACGCTCGTATGCTTCCTCATTACATAAGACTACACACTTAGCGCCCTGATGCGCCCAACCCTCTGAACCTGCTATGAGTGACGCATGAAAAGATGTCTTACCAGTATTAGGTCTAGCACCTACGAGTAACAAGTGACCACCTGATACACCCTCAACCTTACGTCTCAGGCTTGGTATGTTAAACTTCCATTGGGTAGCCAAGTCATTAGCTTTCAGTAGTGTATCAATAGTTATGTCTTCCCAATCTATTTTGATGTTAGGTGTAAAGTCGTCCTTGAAGTCCTCAAGTAATCTGCGTAATGGCTCAAGGCTTTCCTCACTACCATTAACAAAGTCAAACCCTAAGTTGGCAACCTTCTCTCCTACATACTGTTGAAAGAGTTTACCTAAAACATTATCAGCTATATCTTTTTTAATTGTATCTTCATTGTTTAACTTCCTAAACAAATCACCGTATGCTGTTTTGGTAGCTGTAGTCATTGTTTGATTTTGTGCATAGAACAAAGCTTCTAAGTCTGCAGGGTTAAGATCCCCCTCATAATTCTTCATTGCTGCATCAAGTGTTTGTTTGATCTTGCGTATATCTTTAGTGAATATCTTATCAGGACATCTTATACCCTTGTGCTGATCATAAAATTCTCTGTTTAGTAGCGTCTTTATAAGTGCTAATTCAATCATAGTGTAACCTTCTCTATTACGTAGTAACATCCCTCTGGCGAATGTATTGCATTCAATATGTCTTTAAGTTGATTGTAAGACATGTAGATCATATCCTCTCTAGATATGCCCTCATTAAATTGTTGCATATAAACTGTACCATCATTCGCTATGGTAACTTTCACATCTTCATATGCATCATCTTCATCAAGTGTAGTAATTACTGAACAGTTCTCTTCCATCTCTACACTATACATTAAAACATCACCTCGCCATCAACTATGAGCGTATTGTGCCAAGCCTTTACTTCTGCTCGACTTTCTTTAAACCCCATCGCCTTTGGTTTCTCTTGTGTGGCTATGACACCCATGTTCATTAATTCACGTTCCATCTGCGTTGGTATGTAGTCATTCATCTTGATAGCTCCTTTAGTCTCTCAATGTCATTGTCTACTTTATACTTAATATCATCGTCAAGGTTAAAAGCAATCGTCTTAGCTCCTGTCCATAGATGTATCTCTCTACTAAACTGCAAGGTCTTGTGTGCAGCATCAGGGTCTAGTGCTACAATAATATTGCTATACTCTGCTATTTTCTCCATATGTTTGTCTGTTAGAGACGTTCCAAGGATAGCCATAGCATTTACATTAGGTAAAATCTGCTTAATCACCAGGGCTGAGACACAATCCTCAACTATAATGAGTGTTTCACTGTCTGCATGTACAAAAAAGTAGTCACCTGCCCCTGTATATCTGTACCACTTAGGCTGTTTGTTGCCTACTGCTCGTCCATTAGCATCTATTATGCGTCCCTTATGATAGATAGGGAACACAACACGTTCATCTTTAACATCATAGAGTAGTCTAGAGTCCTTAAGACCCCACTGTGCTACAAATTTATGGTACTTATCATGCTCAGCGCTGGGCTGTACTACATATTCTGGTATTTCCATTGTTTCTCTCTCCGTTTCCCTTGGTGTTTCTCTTATTGAAAGTAGTTGCTTTATCTCCGCAGCAGTAAGGTCTACATTATGGTAGCCACCTATATTACAGTCTAACTTGTAACAGTTGTACTTGATCTGACCCATCTCTTTAGTAGCAGTGAAAGTATTTTTACCACTACAGGATGGACAATCTCTGCGGATAAACTCTTCATCTCTTAAGTTGAGACTATCTAAGTAACCTCTAATGTTCATAATCTACTTTTTCTCTCTATTGCGTAATGCTTTTTCTCGTAAGTTAATATGGAATGACAATTACAACATACAACTTCACATTTAAATATCTCTTCTTTTATTTCTCTCTTAGTCTTAGTATTATTTGATCTAACTAAGTTGTGACACTTTTGAGCTATTAAAAACTTCTTCTCAGCAGGATTAATATGGTTAAACTCTAAAGCTAAAGTATTTAAATTATACCCACACTTACTACAACCCTTAATTCTTTTGTATCTACGCAATATAGCCTGACCTTTATCATACTCTTTTCTTCTGCGTATCCTATCTTTTTGTATACTCTCTTCACTTCTCACTCTCATCTTCATTCCCTCTCGCTGATAGAGCTTTTCTTGCTCCACTAAATGTATTGACCATATAAGGCACAACACTATTCATGTTCTTGTGTCCAGTTACTTGACGTATTCCTGCAATGTCAACACCTGCTTCGAGCATCTCAGTCACGGCAGTACGCCTTAAATCCATAGCTGTAAGCTCTCTTGGTAGATTAGCTTTGTCTAGTAACGTATTGATAATAGGGGATATTTCATCAATGTCATAGGCTGTAAAAGCACCAGACCTGGGCTTTACTCGTGGTGCTACAAACTCTTGAAAGCCAAAATCTTCCTGCTGCACTTGTAGCATTTGACATAAATTCTTACTAATAGGTAAGTGTACTTCTGCACCTCTCTTACTTTGTTTAATATCCAATCGACAATTAGTTAGGTCAAGAGTATCCCACTTTAGTAAGCGCATATCACCTACACGTTGACCCCATTCGTATGCCATATGCACAATCAAACCTATGCTTCGGTAGTTAAAATCACTATATGCCTGATCTAAGAAGCGTTTAACGTACTCTCTCGTCCACATCACTGTACGATTGTCCGACTTTTGTGTCTTAACTAAAGCTACAGGGTTGTGTATCATCACATCATAGCGCATTGAGTGCTTCCAACAGGCTGATAATACAGATTTCCTGTAGTTTGCTGTTCTGATACCCGATTGCAGCCACTGATTATATGCATCTGTTAAGTGTCTAACCTTTATATTCTTATTTTTGTAATCCCCAAGCGTCTTGTTTTCTACAAGTGTATCTAAAACAAAAGTCAAATTGGTTTCATAATCTTTCTGCGTCCTAGACTTCAAACGTTTAAAGGCATCTGAATACAAATAGAAGTCAGCTATTTCTTTTAGTGTAGCAGATTGCTTAGGGATTATTAGTTTCATTTCTTTCCTCTCTTCCTTGGTGGGTTTTTTAAACTCAGGTAGGATGTGATAATACATGCTATCCCACCGCCAACATAAAGTATGATTAGGAATATAAAAGTTCCTGCCATTGCAAAATCCATCATAGTATTATCCAGACCATAGTAAATATTATATAAGTTATAGGATCAAACATACTAAAACTCAAACGATTGAGATATGGCAGCTTGTTCTAGAGTGTAGTTTCTCTTTACGCTATCACTCACAACACCATCAATCATGCGCTTTTCCCAGGACTTGTCAATCTTGTATACCCAACCTCTGTCTCTGCGTGTATGCAATATCTTTTCGTTACCATCCTTGTCTACTACATTTAGTTTGAACCTTGGATGGCCTACACTGCTTGGCTTTAACTTGCGTATAGACATTACAAAGTATTTCTCACGTTCTACCTCAATCATGTTGTCTCTCCCATCTGAGTGTTAATCATTTCCAATAACTTAGCTCTTTCATAGTAGAAGAACATGTCTTCTGAACTACTAAAATCTGGTACATCCATTGCTGAAAATTCCATATCGGACATGAGTACAGTTTTGAGTGTGTGTAACTCGGTGTATGATAGTTCTAGGTTATGCATTTGTATTCTCCTCAATTTTATTTGTTAATCCATTTAAAGCTGCGTAGCGTTTAACTACCCTTAAAGCTTCTGAATAAGTTCTCACAGTCTCATAGCATACAATTTCGCCTGACTTATCACTACATATTTATTAATCATTCTGTTAGCTCCATTTCTATTGTTCTAATTATAAGGTTACAGGTTAAGCACTTCTTTCTTCTCCTGACTGCAGGAAAGCCTAACTCAAAGTATTCCTTTGTATGTGTTACTTTAAGTTTGTTTTTATTGCCCTGACTTAAACAATCAGGGCAGAACCATATAGGTCTTAATTCACTCAATTATCTATTCCTTTCAGTTCATACAAACGTTTCTTGGCACTAAGTAACGCTGAAAATTTATGCATTTTAAGTAGATAGAGTTCGTCTAATTCTTTACGCAACTGCTCTATCAACTCTTCACAGTGTTCTATCTCTCCGCATACACTCATACAGCATCCACTTCAAACGCCCATCGTAGGCTATGCCAAGAGCTTTCTAGTTTAGCTACATCGCTCATGTAGAGATCGTTGCACTCTTTAATCATGTCTATGCACTGGGCTACACTCGTTTGTATTTCTTCTATTGCTGCTCTCTGTTCAGTACTCATTTGCTTAAGAACTTTCTTAGTTTTTAATTGCTTTTTAACTCTAGCTTTTTCCCAATCTGAATGCTTAGTCATATTACACCTCGCTTTCTTCTAATAATGTGTATCTTGTGTAGCGTTGCCCTGTAACGGGGTGGCTACGCCAAGTTGATATGATATTGTGACCTCGGCTGCGTAGCCTTGATATCTGTTTGGTTAAGCTATTAACGCTATATTCTACCATAGCTTCTCTCACCGTAATGCTAGATGCTTTACGC